GCGCGTCGCCAGCTCGTGCGGGTGCCACAAGGCACGGAACCCGCCAATGACGATCTGACGGGCACTGGGGAGTTTGGATGCAAGTTGACTGCCCTCGATGCGCAGCTTTTCGCCTCGCTCACGCTCGATTTCCTGCGCGAGAACAAGGACAATCCCAACCTTCAACGCGAAGTTGAGAAAGGCTTCAACAGCCGTCTGGGCAACGACATCGTTGATCTTGGCTTTAACGGTGTGGCCGATGATGCGACGGGTGCCAATCGCGCCGCCAAGTTCATCCGGCTCAACAAGGGCTGGCTCCAGATCATGCGCGATGCCGCCAATACGCCCAAGGTCGATATCGATCCTGCGCTCAATGGCTGGATCGACTCGCTCAAGTCGATCATGGAGGCCGCCGATGATCGCGTGCGGGCAACCTCTTCCTTCATCATGAACGAAGCGGATGCCGATGCCTATGCCGAGGAAATCAACGCACCGGTTACCGGCTCTGAGGTTCAGAGCAACAGCCCGGCCCGCCGTTTCCGTGGCAAGACCATCGAGACGCATCCGATGGTGCCGCAAGGCTCGGTCGCATTCACACCGATGGCCAACCTGGTCTATGGCCTGAACAATGATATCCGGCGTGATCGTGCGTATCACTCGCGCAAGCGGGCGCTCGAATACACGTTCGATATGGCCTTTGACTTCGAAGTTGCGGTGAAACAGTTCGCCGTGCTTGGCGAGTAAACGAGGGTGCGGGCGTGAGCATCACACCGGATGATATCAGGGCCTATGCCAACCTCCCACAGGAGGTGCCGGAAGCCCTGATTTCCTCGCACATCGAGATTGCCCAGCGTGATCTCGCCCGTGCCACCGGCATCGATGCCGCGCCCGATGATCTCGACGAGCAATGGGCCGAGGCGCTGACCGTGCGCGCCCTGGCCAGCGCCTTTCCCTGGCTCAACACCTTCGCGCTGGATGGTGCGGCCAAGGTGGGTCGCCTTGAGGGGGCGGTCGAATATCGCTTCCTGGACCCCGAAGAGGTTGAGGAAAAGATCAAGAATTTGAACGCCCGTTTCGAGGAGCTGGTGAGCGTGCTCACGCCCATCGATACGAGCGAAACACCGCCCGATGAGGCGAGCGTCGGCTCGCTCTCGATGATGTCTGTCTGAGGAAAACCATGCGCCTGCGCACCCGTTTTGCAGCCGAGATGCACTCCCGCCTCATTGCCTCGCTTCCCGAGGCGGTCGAGACTGTTTGGGATGCGCGCGCGGTCGTGGTCGCGGTCGAGCAAATCAAGTTCACCTCGGCGGGGGGAATCGAGGGCGACTGGGAGCGCAGGGCCGCGCTGGCGGGCGTGGTGCGCGCCGAGCTGCGCGCCGATGAGATCGATGCGCTGGAGGTCGAGCCGCTGATCACTGACTTGATGATCTCCCCGGTTCATCTGCTGCCCGACGCACAAACGCCTGTTGGCCGGGTGAGCGAGGCCGCGCGCCTTGTTCTGCGTGAATGGCGGGACGTTATTCGTGAAGGACAAGTCGCGAGCGCGCTGCGTTTCGACGTTGATGGAGAGATTGTCGCCCGTGTTTGGCCAGGCCGGACCCCCGAAGCTGTGACCATTGGCGGGGCGTTGCATGACTGATTTTGCGTGTCAGGAAAATGACCGCAGGCTGGGCAATATCGCGCAGATCGGCGTTGTCGAGGAGGTCGATTACACGAGCCTGCCCCGCGCACGGGTGAGGATCGGAGAGTTGCTGACCGGGTGGGTGCGCATGGGCGCCACCCGAGCTGGCGGCGACCGGGATTGGTGCGTCTACGAGGCGGGCGAGGAAGTTCTGGTGGTGTCCACGTCTGGCGATCTGCGCAATGGCGTGATCGTCTGCGCGCTGAACAATGGTCTTAACCCCGGCAATTCCGCGTCAGCAGACATCCGGCGCACTGATTACGGGAACGGCAGTTTTGTGGAGCACAACCGCGCCACTGGCTCGATGAGCATTTCAGCAACTGGCGACATCGAGCTGACCGCAGGCGGGAACATTATCATCCGTGGCGCAAGGATTGATCTCAACTGATGCCGGGCGTTTCGCGCATAAATCTTGATGCCGCCGGAGCTGCAATCATTGGTGTTCTGGCGCCATCTGTTGTTGTGAACGGTGCCCCGGTTGCTGTTTTGGGCGCTGCAGTAGCGGGCCACGGCCTGCCACCACATGCAGCGCCGGTTATGGCAACGGCCTCCGCCTCGGTTTTTGCAAATGGGACCGCCGTTTGCCGATCGGGCGATCTTGCATCCTGCGGGCACCCGGCGTCCGGCTCTGGCAATGTCTTTGCGGGGGGCTGATCGATGGGTGTGACAGGTATCGATATGGGGACTGGCCGCTCGCTGGATGGGGTGTCGCACTTGCGCCAGTCTGTTCGGGACATTCTGATCACTCCCATCGGCTCACGCGTGATGCGGCGTGACTATGGCTCTGGGCTGACTGATCTGATCGATCAGAATCTGACGCCTCTAACGATGGCGCTGATCTACGCCTCATCCGTCGAGGCGCTGCGCCGCTGGGAGCCGCGCCTGCGTGTGACGCGTATTCAGGCCGAAGCACTGCCGGTGGAGCTGGAAGCGGGGCGTGTCTCGATCACTGTGGAGGGCGTCTATCTCCCCGAGGGCCGAGAGATCACACTTGATGGGGTGGTCGCATGAGCTTCAGCGCTATCAATCTTTCGCGTCTGCCTGCGCCCCAGATAATCGAGCAACCAGATTTTGAGACGATCTTTGCAGGGCGCAAAGCGCGTCTGATCGAATTGGCACAAGAGTATGGAGATCCCGCATATGTGGCATCGCTGACCGCCGCGCTGGAGCTGGAGAGTGAGCCGCTGGTTCAATTTCTTCAGGAGGACAGTTACCGCGAGATGCTGTTGCGTGCCGCCGTGCAGGATGCCGGAGAAGGCAACCTGCTGGCGTTTGCACGGGGAGCGATGCTTGACCATCTCGCGGCGTTCTATGGCGTTGCCCGCCAGGTAGTCCAAGAAGCCGACGAAAGTGTGTTTCCGCCCATTGAGCGGATACTGGAGGATGATGATCGGTTGCGCGCCCGAGTGCAGCTAGCGCCCGAGGGCTACACCACGGCGGGATCAATCGGCGCGTATACTTTCTGGGCGTTTTCCGCGTCGGCCAGCGTCAGGGATGTGGCGATCCTGGACACGGCGCCGCCTGGTGAGGTGTGGGTTGCGATCCTGTCGACCGAAGGGGATGGCACACCTGATGCGGGCTTGATCTCGACGGTCTTGCAGACATTAAGCGCGGAAACGGTGCGGCCCCTTTGCGATACGGTTGAGGTCCTGCCGGCCAACATCGTCACCTACGATGTTGCGGCCACCCTGACTTTCTTTGCAGGTCCAGATCGGGCGGTTGCTCTGGCAGCCGCGCAGGCTGCGGTTGAGCAGTATGTTGTTGCGATGCATCGCCTGGGGCGCGACATCACACGCTCTGGCTTGCTCGCGGCTTTGCATCAGGAGGGCGTCCAGAATGTTGTGCTGGCATCCCCCGCCTCCGATCTCGTGATCGACAAAAATGCCGCCGCGTTTTGCAGCTCGATCACGCTGGAAGATGGAGGGAACAGTGTCTGAGCACCGTACGCTTCTGCCCCCAAGCGCGTCACCGCTGTCGCGTGCTGTTGAGAGGGCTATTTCTGAGCATAAAGAGGGCCTGGATAGACCCATCGCGACCCTCGCGAGCCCGCAAAACTGTCCGGCGAGCATCTTGCCCTGGTTGGCCTGGGCACATTCGCTGGACGAATGGGACGAGAGCTGGCCGGAAGAGACAAAGCGCGCTGCTGTTCAGAGCTCGATCAGCGTTCATCGCAAAAAAGGCACTTTGGGGGCCGTGCGCCGCGCCCTTGCGGCCGCCGGGTACGGCGATGCCACGATTGTCGAGGGGTACGATGCTGTTCGGTATGACGGCTCTGCCAGCTATAACGGCGCTGAGACCCACGGCGCGCCGGATCATTGGGCAGAATACCGTGTCTATATCGACCGGCCTATCACGGTCGATCAGGTTGAGCAGATCAAGCGCATCTGCCGGGCCGTGGCCCCGGCCCGTTGCCGTTTGGCGGAGGTCTACTACCCTGAGGCCGCGCACCGTTATGACGGATCTATCGCATATGATGGCACGCGACTTTATGGCGGATTTGCCACGCCTCCTGATCCGGAGCCTGCGCCGCTGCAACGCGGCCTGACCGGCTGGTACGACGCCAGTAACGCCGCCACGCTGACAATCGGAGCGGGCAACACAGTGACCGCAATTGCGAACCGCACGGGGGGCGAGGCGCTTGTTGCCGGTGCTGGCGGCGGGCCGGTCTATGACCCCGCGAATGCGGTGGCAAACGGTAACCCAGCGCTTGTCTGGCCAAATGCAAACAGCAACCTGGGCCTCCAATTGGGCGCGGATACGCCCTGCGGCGAGCTGTTCATGGTCATGGCCTACCAAGATGGCCTTTCCGCAGCTTTCGCAACCTGGACCGCCTTTTTCGGTGCCGACGCCGGGCGCCAGATCGGGCGCAACGGGCGGCGGGAAATCTACCACACAACGATATTCCTTTCACGCGCGTCAATAAACGGGGGCCCGGAGGTCGCCGCTGTCCTGCCGCTGCCGCTGGCGGTGGTCCGTTTCAGCGGCACGTTCCGAGGGCCGAATGAAGCCCCGACCCCGCCGGGCCAGTTCCCGCTCAGGTACTTGGGCGACACGACCAGCACCACAGCATGGCGCGGCCCGATCTGCGAGGTGCTGACCTATGCGCCAGGCGTGGCAATGACCGAGACCGAGGCGCAAGAAAACGTCGATTACCTCCAACAGAAATGGGGAATTTCCTGATGGCAAACTTGACTGAAACACCCCAATGGGAACCGGCAATCTATGAGGTTGCGACGACGGACCCGGTTCATGGCGGGCCGCCCAATGCGGCCTCAAAGCAGGGCATCCCCAACATCGCTAACCAACAGTTGGCCAACCGGACGCAATGGCTCAAAGCGGAGGCGGAGGCGCTGGGGCAGGACCTGTCCGCGCTGACCGATGGGGCGCCGGATGGCCTGAACACGTTCGCGGAAATAGCCGCGTCCCTGGGGGGGGATGCCGACTTTGCCGGTACGATTGACGCCCGTTTCAACGCAATTGCCCCTGTCACCGATTATTCGACAAACGGCTATGCCGTTCTGGCGGGGGGTCTGATCCTGCAATGGGGCGAGGCGACACAAGGGGCGGACGGGCTGACCCGCGTCACCTTCCCTATCGCATTCCCCAATGCCCCCCGCTTCGTCACGGGTATCCACATGGGTAGCGGCCCAGCAGTGACGCTGGAGTATCGCAATTCAATCGGCCGCACGGGCGTGATTTTTTCCCAACAATTGCCCAACGAAACAACCAGCACCTGGCCCATGCGCTGGATGGCGCTGGGCCACTAGGGAGATCGATCATGTTCTACTCTGAAGCAGAGAGCGGGTTTTTCGACCCAGACATTCACGGTGACGATGGCCTGCCGCCCGATGCAATCCTGATCGGCAAGGATCGGCACTTGGAACTGGTGCAGGCATTGGCGCAAGGGCAGGAGTTGGTTGTGCGTGGTGGGCAAGTCATGGCGCGCCCGCCCGCGCCACCTTCGCATGCGGCTCAACGCGCCGCTGCCCTCCAGCGCCTCGCGCCTGCGCATGCCGCGTTTCTGCACGCAATCACCGGCAAAGCCACGAAAGAGGAGCGCGACACATGGCCGGTCAAACAGCCAGCGGCGGTGGCCGTACTTGCAGGCGATGCAACGCCCGCGCAAACGGCGATGCTGCAGCGCGAGGCGTCGCGGCGTGGCGTGACCACCGAAGAGCTGGCCGAGCACATCATTGCCAAGGCGGATGAGAACATGTTGGCGGTGGGCGAGGCTGGCGCGCGGCGCGCGGACGCGCTCGCCGCCATCATCGCTGCCACGGATGAGGCCGTGCCGCTGGAAGAGGTGAGTGTCCGCATTCAGGGCGCATTTGCGTTGCTCAGCCCGCCCGATTGAACGCGATGATTGATTTCAATGGGGGGCGCCCCCGCACGCAAACCGAAGCTCAACGAAAAGGAGGCACACATGCCTGAGCAGTTTCTCCACGGGGTCGAGGTTGTCGAAATTGACACCGGAACGCGCCCCATTCGCACGGTCCGCTCGTCCGTTATCGGCCTTGTGGGCACTGCGCCGCTGGCCGATCCCGAAAAGTTCCCCCTGAACACCCCCGTTCTGGTCGCCGGAAAGCGCAGCGATGCCGCAGGGCTGGGCGTTACTGGAACCCTGGCACCCGCCATCGATGACATCTTCGATCAGGTGGGGGCCGTTGTCGTTGTTGTTCGGGTCGAAGAGGGCGCGGACGATGCCGAGACCATGTCCAACATCATCGGGGGCACCGATGATGTCACAGGTCTGCCGGAAGGGTTGCAGGTGCTGCTGGCCGCTGAGAGCACACTGGGCGTGGCGCCGCGAATTCTGGTTGTGCCCGAGTTCACACAAGCGCAAGCAGTTCTCTCCGATCTGATCCCGATTGCGACGCGTCTGCGCGCTGTAATCGTGGCAGATGGGCCTAACTCCACCGACGCTGATGCGATCACATATCGCGACAATTTCGGCTCTGATCGTGTTTACCTGGTCGATCCGTGGTTGCGCGTTTGGGACACGGTGACATCGGCCGAGATTATCCGGCCACCGTCTGCGCGGATTGCGGGCGTGATGGCCAAATCGGATGCCGAGCGCGGCTTCTGGCACTCGCCGTCAAACCGGCTCATCAGCGGTATTGTGGGCACGGCGCGGCCAGTCGATTTCACGCTCGGTGATACGGCGTCGCGGGCCAACATCCTGAACGAAAACGAGGTGACCACGATTATCCGCCGCGACGGATATCGTCTCTGGGGCAACCGCACTCTGAGTGCCGACCCGAAATGGGCCTTCCTGAAGCGCCGCCGTGTGGCAGACATGATCAATGAAAGCATCATGCAAGGCCACTTCTGGGCGGTGGATCGCAACGTGACCAAAACGTATGTCGAAGACGTTGTTGAGCAGGTCAACGCCTATGGCCAGCACCTGGTGAACATCGGTGCGCTGGTGGGCTTCAAATGCTGGGCTGACCCCGATCTGAACACCCCGGAGCAACTCGAAGCGGGCCGTGTTTTCTTTGACTATGACTGGGTCGAAACGCCCACGGCAGAACACATCACGTTCCGCTCGATGATCAACAACGGCTACCTCACCGAGGTGCTGCCGACCGTCGCCTAAGGAGGGCACTATGAAAGAGCTTCTGCAATACATGGCCGTCAACATCGATGGCTTCGGGTATGCGGGCCAGGCCACCGAGGTGGTTGTGCCCAAGCTGGAAATCGCAACGCGTGACTTCGTGGCATCAGGCATGTCGGGGCCAATCAAAGTGCGCATGGCGCGGCTGGCCAGCGCTCTGGAGGCAGAGATGACCTTCGAGGGCTTTGATCCGCAGCTCTATGACACGTTCATGCCCCTGGAAGGTGAAACCATCCCCTTCACGCTGCGCGGGTCCACCCAGTCCGGCGATGGCAGCGTGCATGCGCACAAGATTGCCATGCGCGGCTTCGTGGAAAGCTGGGATGAAGGCACGTGGAAAGAGGGCGATGCTGTTCCGCTCAAGCTGAAAATGAGCCTGCGCAGCTACGAACGCCACATCGATGGCGTGGAAAAATGGGCTGCGAACCCCGAGGGCATGATCTTGCGGCGCAATGGCGTCGATCTGCTGGCCGAACACCGCGCGAATATTGGTCTGTAAGGAGAGGTGACATGCAGGAAACGGTCACACTGAAGTATCCGTTTGAGTTTGAGGGGGAGACGATCACCGAGATCACGATCCGCCGCCCCAAAATGCGCGACATGAAGAAGGCTCAGAAGCACAAGGATGACATGGAGAAGTCGATCCACATGATCGCTGATCTGGCCGATCTGTCGCCCCGCCTGATCGAAGAACTGGACACCGAGGATTTTGGCCAGGTGAGCGCAATCGTGGGGGAGTTTATGGGCGTATCGGCGGATCAGACCCCGTAGCGCTGAGGCCGGTCGCCCTGTTCATGAGCCGCCACTTCCACTGGCAGCCGTCTGAGATAGACGAAATGCCGGTGGAGGAGCTCCTCGACGCTTTCGAGGATGCCAAAACCCTTCTGGAGAAAGAGCGAGAGCGATGACCGTTGGCGTTGATGTCCTGCTGAGGTTGGCTGATAAGCTCAGCGCCCCTCTAAAGGACGCTGAAGACAAAGTTGCCAAGGCCGCTGAGCGGATGCAGAAGCGCCTCGTTCTTTCCGCGAAAATGGCAGCAGGCGGCACCGCCGCTGCCGGGGTGGCGTTTGGCGCCCAGCGCCTGGTTAGCGGGTTTATAGACTCAATCCGCGATGTTGAGCGCGCGAAGGGGGAGCTGGCCACGCTGGGGGTTCGTGACCTCGATGCTGTTGTGCGGCGCGGCCAGGAGATGCAGGCGCAGTTGGCGGGGGTCACGGCGGCGGCTTTCGTGCGCGCCTCCTACGATATTAAGTCCGGCGTGAGCTCTCTGAGCGACCAGGGCGTGGCCGACATGACCGCCTCTGCCGTTCTGGTGGCAAAGGCCACAAAGGGCCAGGCCGAACAGATGACATCGCTCTTTGCGACGTCCTACGGTATTTTCAAGAGACAGATGGAAGATCTGACAGACTCGGAATTTGCCGAACAATTCGGGGCCGCGCTCTCGGCATCCGTCCAGCAATTCAAGACCGATGGCGCAGCGATGCAGAGCGCCATCGAAAGTGCGGGCGCTGGCGCTGTGAACCTTGGGATGAAGATGGTGGATCAGCTCACCATTCTGGGCATGTTGCAACAGCAGATGTCCGGGGCCGAAGCGGGCACGGCGCTGCGAGCCTTTGCCAACAAGGCCGCCGAAGCCGATGAGAAGTTCGCAAAACTGGCCGCCAATGGAAAAACGCCCATACGCGTGCGTCTGATCGATGAGAACGGCCAGTTGCGGGCGCTGCCTGAAATCCTGACTGACCTCGAAGGCGCATACGGAACCACGCTGGATGCGCAGGAGCGCTTGCAAATCCAGCAATCCCTGGGAAGCGAAGAGGCTATCAAGCTTGTGGATGCGCTCTATGGCCAGGCGGATGCCGTGCGCGCCAACGCAGATGCACTGGAGGGGGCCGCCCAGCAAGGGTCGGAGTTCACAGTGGCGATGGCCAAGGCCGCTGACCGCAACTGGGATGCAACAATGTTGATCCTCAGCCAGAAAGTCGACTTGCTGAAAATGAAGATCGGCGACCGGCTTCTCCCGGTTGTCGAGAAGATCGTTCCCGTCATTGATAAGTTCGTTGCGAAAGCCTTCGACTGGATCGACGCAAACCCGGAGCTGGTCACGGGGATCGGCGCAGTTGTGGCGGGGCTGGGCGTGATGGCTGCGATTGCGGCGCCGGTTCTGATCGTTGGCGCTGCGCTGGTGGCGGGCTGGGCGGTTCTTGCCGTTTCGGCGGGCAAACTGGCACTGGGGATCAAGGGCGTCGGACTGGCGGTTGCATGGCTGGGCCGCGCTTTGCTGGCAAACCCCATCGGCCTTCTGATCGCAGTTGTCGCCGGTGCGGCATATCTGATTTACAAGAATTGGGAGCCGATTGTGGAGTTCTTCAAGCGGCTCTGGGCCAAGATAAAGGCTGGTGCCGAAATCGGTTGGAACATCATAAAGACCGTGTTTCTGAATTTCCATCCGATCGGCCTGATCATCAAGCACTGGGAGCCGATTGTGGAGTTCTTCACGGGCTTATGGGACCGCATTCGCAGCGGCATTTCCCAGCGCTGGCAAACGATCAAGCAGGCTCTGTCTCAGATATGGGCAACGATCCGCACAGAGGTGGCCAAATGGCCTGCGAAGATGAAGGACTACGGCAGGCAAATCATTCAGCGCCTCATCGACGGGATAAAGGGAAAGATCGCGGATTTGGGGGGAGTGGTGTCCCAGGCGCTGTCAAAGCTCAATCCATTCTCGCGCGCCGGTGCAATTGTCTCGGTGCCTGCTGGTCCTAAAGGAGCGCTGCAAGAAAAGGCTGGTGGGGGCAGTTTCTCGCCGGGATGGCTGTTGACCGGCGAGGCGGGACCCGAGCTCGAATACCGCACGCAGGGCGGTTATATTGCGCATAATCGTGCCCTGCGCAGCATGCTCGATATGGCCACGAAAACCCGCGACATACTTGCAGCCCCGTCCCTTTTGGGCGACGGCCCCGGCGTGCCCGCGCTGGCGGCGGTTGCGGCGGTTGCGG